AAGCGTATGCCTGTATCAAATGCAAGAGAATTTGCTATTGCAGAAGGTTTAAGCGAAGAAAAGTCGTATTTCATCGTTGGCGATAACGATACCTTTGAGGAATCAGGCGAAAGTGCAAAGCTTGAACTTGATAACATGGTAACTATCGTTTACAAGTTCTACAAAAAGGATAAAACAGTGCATTTCTCATGTGCTACACGCTGGGTTGACATTGTAGAGGATGTAGACACAGGTTTAAGTCTTTATCCTATTGCACATTTCAATTGGGAAGAAAAAGAAGGCTCGGCAAGAGGAGAAGGCGAGGTAAGATACCTTATTCCTAACCAAATCGAAGTAAACCGAACCGAGTTAAGACGAGTAATTACAGTTAAACAGCAGGCATATCCGCAGAAAGTGGTTGATGTTAGCAAGATTTCAAACCCTACAGACGTAAATACAGTAGGTGGCATCATCAAAACCAACGGACAGCCCGTAGACGATGTAAATAAGGTAGTAGGAACTCTTACACCAGCACAGATGTCGCCTGATGTTAAGCAGTTGCAGGACGATTTAATTCAGGTTACAAGAGATTTGGCAGGTGCAGGAGATATTGCTACAGGACAGATTAACCCTGAAGAAGCAAGTGGACGTGCTATTTTGGCAGTTCAGCAGGCTTCACAGTCGCCTATGACGGAACAGAAGGAAAGCTACAAGAACTTCATTGAGGATATTGCAAAGATTTGGCTTGAATATCTCATTGTACATTCGGTTGATGGCATTAACCTTGAAGAAGAAAGTGTTGATCCGACGACTGGAGAGGAAATTGTACAGGTTGTAAATGTGCCACAGGTTACATTACAGCAGTTGCAGGCGTTTGTTAAGGTGGATATTACACCAAAGGGCGTATATGACAGATTCGCACAAGAGCAGACCATTGAAAATATGCTCTTGCAGGGCTTATTAACAGCACAAAGAGTAGGCGAATTAGCAATATATGCGGAACTCTTGGACGATGACAGCGTAGCACCTAAAGAAAAGATTAAGGAAGCTGTAGAACTCATTAGAGAAGAACAGGCGAGAATTGCAGAGATTCAGGCACAGGCACAGGCAATGCAACAGAGAGCAAATATGTTCCTTATGGAAGATGCAGACGCACAGGCACAGCAGATGGCAGATGCACAGATGCAGTTACAGAGTGCAGAAATGCCCATAGAAGGAGAAGAAATGGCAGGGGTGGTATAAAACTACCCTTGCAATATAAAACCGTTTAAAAAGCCTTTTAACAAGGGCTTTTTTATTTTGTCCGAGCATTGATGACATTAAAAGCACATGGAAACAGTGAAGCAAACACTAATCAAAAAATAGGAAAGGAGTTTCGTATGAGCGAAATGGAGAACCTTGCGTTAAATAACGCTGAAAACGTGGAAGCAACCACAGAACAAACACAGGCACAGCCTGAAAAGCTTTACACAGAAGAAGATTTCAATAAGAAGTTGGATGAAGTGTTAAGCAAGAAAATTGCTCGTAATACAGCAAAGATTCGTAAGGAATACGAAAGAAAGTACGGCGAATTAGAGAACGTATTAAAAGCTGGTACAGGCAAGGAAGATGTAGAGGAAGTAACAAGCACCTTTAGACAGTTCTACGAAGGCAAAGGAATACAGATTCCGAAAGAGCCTTCTTATTCTGCAAGGGATATTGAAGCCCTAGCCAAATCGGATGCAAGCGACATTATCAACGCTGGTCTTGATGATGTAATCGAAGAAGTAGACCGTTTGGCAGACATCGGCTTAAACAATATGACTGCTAGAGAAAAAGCAGTTTTCAAAGAGTTGGCAGAATACCGCAAGAGTGCGGAACAGACTAAGGAATTGTCTAAACTCGGCGTAACAGAGGATGTTTACGCATCAAAAGAGTTTAAGGAATTTGCTAATAAGTTTTCTTCTAATACACCTATTACAGAGATTTATCAAATCTACAACAAAATGCAACCTAAAAAAGATGTAAGAACAGCAGGAAGTATGACTAATACAAATGCACCTGACAATGGGGTAAAGGACTTCTATACAAGGGATGAAGCCTTACAGTTCACAAAGAAGGACTTTGATAAAAACCCAGCACTGTTTAAAGCAGTAGAACAGTCAATGCACAAATGGTAATGCTTCCTAGTATGAAAGGAGAAAAATCATTATGGCAGTAACAAATTTTATTCAGTCAATTTGGAGTAAGAAGATTCAGGACGACTTGGAACTCAAGTGTAAGTTGGTAGACAACTGCTTGAGAGATTACGAAGGAGATGTAAAGCACGCACAGTCTGTAAAGATTCTTGGTGTTGGCGAGCCTACTATCGGTGCTTACGATGGTTCTAAGGATATTACCATCGAAGAAATGAGCGACAGAGGACAGGTATTAACCATCGATCAGGCTAACTACTTTGCTTTCTACGTTGATGATGTAAATCAGGCACAGTCCGTTCCTGGTCTTGCAGAGAAGTATCAGGAGAAGGCAGTACATGGTCTTGCAGTTGCTCGTGATACCTATGTAGCAAACCTTATTAAGGGTGCTACCAACGCTACCACCGCTACCAACTTAACTCAGGAAGCAGTTAAGGATGCTATCGACAAGGCTATTGTAGCTTTAAGAGAGCGTAACTTTGACGAGGAAGGCGTAATCGAAATTACCCCTGCGGTTTACAACGTATTCAAGAACTACTTAATTACCTTGTCTACCAATAACCCTGAACTGATCCGCAAGGGCGTTGTAGGTAAGTACGACGATTTCGACGTAGTTATGTCTAACAACATGGCAAAGGATAGTTCTGTAGCATACTGCGATATTCGTGGTAAGAAGGCTATTGCTTTTGCAGGACAGATTAACGAGGTTGAAGCTTTGAGAGCAGAAAAGCGTTTCAAAGACATCATTCGTGGTCTTGATACTTTCGGTGCAAAGGTTATTGACGAGAAGCGTATTCAGGTTGTTAAAGTGCCTTTGACTGCAACTGCATAAGGTGTAGCTTATGAAGAGAGTTAGAGTATTAATTCCATTCATTTTAGGCGATACTGGCGAACTCTTGAAAGAGGGTAAAGAGGTTGATGTAACCGCAGATCAGCTTTCGAGAATACAGGCAATCAGTCCTAACATGGTAGAAGTGTTGGGGGATGCAAAGAAACCTAGAGCGAAGAAATAAAGGAGTGGGGGAGAAATCCCCCATCCTTTTTGTGATTATATGAAAAGTCGTGTAATGACAAGAAGGAAGGAGTTTGAATCATGGAAAGATTTATTAGAAAACCTAGTATTGATATGCTTGCAGGCATTAGAGTAACCAAAGACACCGTATTAGATTATAGCAACGAGAATGTAGACCAGCACTTGAAAGATTTAGTGTTTGAATCTGTAACCACTGTAAAGGGCGAAGGATATACAAGCACATACATTACAACTATTCATTTGGAAGAAGGCGACATTCTTATCTTTGAAGAAGAAGGAAGGGGCTATATTAAGCCTGTAGAAGCATTTGTAACCGTTAAAGAAGCCGTAGAGGAATTAAAGTGTATTGAGGACTTATAAGGGGGTACAATATGACACTGCTTGAAATTAAAAAGAAAACATTACAGCTAATCGAAGAAATATCCGACAACGCAAATCTAACAGACGATCCCGATATTAAAGCAAAACTGAATAGTGTTATTAATCAGGTGCAATTTGAACTTGCGAGAATGAAGAAGATTCCTGCATATAAGGAAATGGAAGTAGAAGAAGGACAAGTAGTTGATATGAACACGCTTGACAACTTCTATCAGCTTAGATTATTGCGTTTTGATGGTGGTTACGAACTTATCGAGAACTTAGCTACTTTCTATGAAGAAGGCAAGGCAGTGATTTATTACTACAAGTACCCTGAAACAATTAAGGACGATACGCCTGATACATACGAATTTGAATTATCGCAGGATGCTTTAGAGATATTGCCTTATGGCGTAGCAAGCGATTTGCTTAAGAGCGATGTATCAACAAATTACGGTGCTATTTATTCACAGCGTTATGAACTTATGTTACAGCGACTTGATCCTCGTTATTCGATGGCAAGTTTCACTATTGAAGGGGGCGTGAATATTTAATGGCAATAGGCGATTTAGTACCTAGAGTATATGCTTCCTTTCGTGGCGTAGATTTTAGGGGCGAAGAAATCAATCTACAGAGAAGCCCTGACAGCTTGAATGTATGGAAGGACTACAAAGAAACAGAGAGTATTCGTACACGCCCTAAAATGGCGTTAAAAGAAGCATTTGACAATACTGTATACGGCATATTCTTTTATAAAGTTGGCAACACAGAAATGATGCTGGTACATTGCGGAACTACTCTTTATAAGATTGTAGGCGATACAAGAAATGTTTTGTATACTGGCTTAAATCCAAGACAGAGTAACAGCTTTATTTACAACAACATTTGGTACTTTAAAGATGGCATTAACTACTTGCAGTACGACGGACAGACAATTGGCGAAGTAGTAGGATATGCACCGACCACGACCATAGGAAGAAAGCCTAGCGGTGGTGGCACGAAGTACGAAGATGTAAATATGCTTACTGGTATTCGAGTAAATACCTTCTTGGGCGATGGAAAAAGCACAGATTACTATTTGGACGCACAGAACATTGACAGCGATTTTCAACCACTTGTATTTGTTAATGACGAAGAAGTAAGTCCATCGACTTATGAAGTTGACGCAGTAGGTGGAAGAATTATCTTTGCGAAAGCACCTGTAGAACCATTAACAGTAGGACAGGACAATGTAAGGATAAAGTTTAGAAAGACCGTAGCAGGCTATAGAAACCGAATTAATAATTGCACTCTATTACAGGTTTTTGATAATAGGGTGTTTTTTAGTGGTAATCAGGACTACCCAAATGTTGTTTGGCATTGCAGTTTAAATGATCCGACGTATTGCAGTGACTTGGACTACTACAACGAAGGTTTAGACCTTGCAGAAGTAACAGGGCTTGTAGCTGGCAATAATGCTTTGTGGGTATTTAAAGAACCTTCACAGGCAAATACAACCGTATTTTATCACAATCCTGTTATTGATAATGAGTACGGCAAAATCTATCCCAGCGTACATTCCAGCATAACTACAGGTTGTGTAGGTAAAGCAATCAATTTTAATGATGATATAGCCTTTTTCAGTGAAAGAGGAATGGAAGGTATCAACGGTGATGTTACCACCGAGCAGGTAGTAGCACACAGAAGCACATTAGTAGACCGCAAACTGACCGCAGAAGACAATTACAGAAATATGCTTCTGGAAGAATGGGAAGGGTATTTGCTGATATTCATTGACAACACTGTATACCTTGCGGATAGCAGGTC